TGATAGCCTGGCTCTTTCGAAACGCAGTCATACGCTTGATGGGGGTCCAAGTACGCCTCGCTTCTTTTTCCCACTTCATGAGAACCTTGTACTCCTCGTGCATCTTCTTCACATGATCCAGAAGCTGGTCTCTGATAAGTGCAATATCAGAGAGACGTGTTCGATCGAGATTCGGGGCGAAGTCGCTGTCCGAGTCATCATCACTTTCAAGGACAGAATCATCGTCACTGTAGTAGAAGGTGTCATCGTGGATGCTCTTGTTGCCGTTCATATGGTCATGAACGCGTTTCATTTGATCGGCCATCTTCAGATACATCCCATCGGGGATCTGACTGGCGATTTCGTCGATGCATGCCATGAGGTTACGTAAGTCTTCCATGTTGGTTGTTTTTTATTGAAAAATATAAATTCTAGGCTTCACTTAGGTATGGAACATCTAAGAAACATAATGGAGATCATGGAAAATGATGAAATGTTTCCAACAAAAACAGAATGGGCGTACGTGGAGATATCAAACGAACTCAAACATTTACACTTGAAATTAAAAGAGCTAACAGGTCAGACAGCGACCACAGCTACAGTTGATCCCTCAGCACCACCACGGGTGATTCGAGATGCTTGGCGAGATCTCAACAGTTTACGTGTGAGACCTCGTCGTTAGTCTACATCCATCATCGAAACTTCAGCAACTGTGGTACCATCCTCCACGTGTTGATGCATTCCCTGTGTTGGCGGAGGGTAATACGCACCCGGTTCAACTGGGTCAGTCCACTCCTCATGCAATTCTTGTAGAAATTGGTTAAGACCAGGGTACATAACCTCTTCCTCAAGTTCTCTCCACCGTTGTTGAAGTTGTTCACGTGATCGCTGAGCAGCAGTATCAGGATCAGATGGTAATGAATCCTCAATCCATTCGGGTGGTTGCCCATCAGTCATAGGTGCATACATGAGTGGTTGATTTTGGTCAAGAAGAAATGAGGGTGGTTTCACTTGTCGTCGCAGTTCGTGTATAGTGTCACACAACTCCAGATAGTCTCCTTCAGGAATCTTATCCGAGTTCTTGTCGACGAGTGCCATTATTTTATGAAAGAGATCCATGTTTTACTTGATTATCCCATCATCGTTATATCACTTAGGTTTTTAAAAGACTTGGAACTTTTTTTTGTAGTATTTTCAATTTGTTCAAACTCGTGAAACAAATCTCGAATGTCATCACCGAGATATAAGGCTTGTCTTACTTTTTCAGTGAAAGCCACTAATTTTTTGAAGATTGATTCATTTTTTGTTGTCTCTACGAAGGATAGTAACCTTTTACACTTCGTAAGGAGAATATTTAAATCAGTTTCTCTTTCTCTTTTTTTATTTCTCTCAATTTCAATGTAGCGTTTTTCACCACAATCATTAACCGCTTCGATTATATCTTGGTTTAAAAGTCGATCACTCAAAGATTGTTCATTCCGAATAGATTTCGGGGTAACGAAATCGACGATCGATTGTAGGAAACCGAACGGCATTTTTGGGGTGCAGGAGGTGGTTCAATTGGTATGGTACAGTAAAGAACCTCTTCCCAGATCTTTCGTTGAACGTCTGGACAAAGTGATTCAGTAGCTCGAAGAAAAGCAATTCTCAATTCGTCGGTGGCCAATCCAGGGATACCAAGTGGTACACTTGAATGAACAAAGAGTTCGCCAATTGGAATAGTGTAATCAGTCATTGTTAATTTTTTTAGATATTTTAGTCCGACTTAGGTGTCTCATCGTCACTCGAGTAGAGCTGATCATTCTTCCAATCTTCGCGATCATATGCTATTTTATGAAGTTCAATATCAAGCCATACACGATAAGGGGCATCCCAAACGGCGCTCTTGACCCACTTGAGAACATTAGTGGTATATTCAGGACCCATAGAAATCATAGTTCTGCAGATAGCATGAACCCAGTTGGTTGAGATCATTTTTTATTAACTTTAGTATCTATTTTTTTATACTCGTTAAAAACTCGAATACCATCTATAAATGTCACCACAGCGAGAGTACCAGTAAATACAATTGCCTTTGTTGCCATAGAAACTGCCATAATATAATATACAGTGATATTAGAAATGTCACTTGACGACGTACCTAAAAAGGTTCAGTACATCGTGTTAGATTCCGAATTTGTGAATGGCACAAATAATACATTCGCACTCGATCTCACTTTAGAGTCTAATACACACGTCGAGGATATGAGTCGGGTACTGGGTATTAAAATTGCTGATTTCTATATTACACAAATTGGTGAGGCGGATCCATCCACCAGTAATGGTGGTACTACAAATATAGCAAAATATGTTGATATCATATGCCCAGAAGTTCCCAAAGTAGCTCAAATTCTCGATGAACGCCACGGTCAGATTTTAGCAAGAGTCCCATTGGAACGACATATGACACATTCATCAACAGTTATGAGAGACAAGCAATGGCGTCGATTTAATCAACAAACAAATTACTTTAATCCTATATCCATTAAGAAATTGAATTTCACCATTAATGAACAACAAGATGACGGTGACTACGTAACTCTTCAACCAGATGCTAAATGGTATATGATTTTAGAAATCACAACACAAAATGTAAAAGAAGAACCAAAGGATAGAGAGCTTCAAATCCTGAAAGCACTTGATAAGTTATTACAAAAAATTGACCGACTTAATCAAAATGTTGAAAGACTCCCCGATAAACCCCCAGACGAAAACCCTAAAAAGTATTCATTTGGTATGTTAATCGCCGTTTTGGTTTCATTATTAGGTGGGTTTATATGGTGGGTAAATAAATCTTCTGCGTAAAAAGTATGGGGGGTAAAAGAGGTCGCAACAATTTAAAATTTTCACTCTCGTCATCATACGACGAACACGACTATTACGTAGATGGAGAGATGGAGGGGATTGAACAGATTCCGCATCCAACTATAGTACCAAAAAATGACCATCAAAAAGACTACAATAGAGTACTCTACAGTATGAATAAACCCATGGTATTCGCAGTAGGACCAGCAGGTACGGGTAAAACTATGTTAGCGTGTTATGCAGCTATATCTGGTTATAACGACAAAACATACAAGAAAATCATTTTAACCCGACCAGTTGTATCTGTTGAAGAAGATATAGGCTATCTCCCCGGAACTCTAGAAGAGAAAATGGATCCATGGACCAGACCCATCATGGATGTTTTTAGTGAATTCTACAGTCAAGGTGATATTCAATATATGATCAAAGAGAAGATTATTGAAATTTGCCCTTTAGCGTACATGAGAGGACGGACATTCAAAGATTCATTCATTATAGCAGATGAAATGCAAAACTCAACACCAAATCAAATGAAGATGCTTCTTACACGTATAGGTGAAGGTAGTAAGATGGTCATAACAGGTGACCCCAAACAACATGATCGTAAATATGAAGATAATGGTCTCATAGATATATGTTCAAAAATAGATGGTAAACGCACCAAAAGAATTGAGTACATTAAATTTGAATTCAGTGATATCGAGAGAAGTCCTATCGTGCGAGATATTCTTGAGATTTATGGTGACAACTAATAATATACAGATGGAAGTCGGTACAATCATGTCTATATTAGCATTGTGTTCAGGGACACCTCTCGAACCTCTACCACTTTTGTATATTATGGCTTCTGCACGATGGGCGTATGGTGCAGATAGATACCTAGATGGGAAGACTGAGGATACCCCAGAATCTATTGCTGCGGCTCTCTTAACAGCAAATCTGATACTATGGTACACAGATCAGTCTAAGTATATCGCACCAGAAATTCTATGTATTCTATTGTATCCATCATTTAAACAGAATTTACCATTACTAAAACCCTTTTATGTGGGTACCTTTTGGGCGGGAGCTATCAGTGTTGTACCGCATCTCATAGCTCACACAGATGTTATTGAAAATGAAACGATTGCGATGGGTCTTCTCGCATCGAGTGTATCAAACATGGCAGACATTGAAGACGTAGAAGATGATATTAAAAATGGAATATATACGATCCCAGCTAGATTTGGTATTAATCCCACACGAGCACTATCAGCTGGTTTATTTATGGGATCTGTGTATAAAAGTGGTTTGACATTACCACATGCATTACCTACTAGACATGTACATAGACCTCAGTTCTTTTCATCACCCTTGTCTTTTCCATATTGATCCTCGAAAGCCTCATCTCCGTATAGTTCTTCCAAAGTATGAAGAATAGTTCGTGAATCAGTAAGAGCCGCTTGATTCGCACGAAGACTCCATTGTGCAATCATTTTCATTTTATGATGCGCCTTCTTGTACATGTCAACCTCCTTTTCCAACTTTTTGATTTTCAGTGTGTCCTCATTCACTTTGGGACTGTTCACTGCGTAAACCCTCCTTCTAACTCGATTAGGATGTTGGCGCCAGTGTTTTGGCTTTTCTTCATTTGATACCGTGTTATAAATACGTGTAGGTGCACAAGCAATAGCAATCATGTATTTATAATAGGGGTTCTAACTTTAATTAACTTATACACTTAGGCATCAGTCTTCTTCGCGGCGGGCTTAGCAGATGGCTTC